ACAAGGCGTCCGCAATCGTCAGCTTCACCAGCACGTCGGCGCGGATAAAGGCCACCGGGCTATCTGCATCCGCATTCAGATTCGGTGGCTGGGTCGCCGCCCAGAACGGAAAGACCTGCAGGAAGAACGGCGAAGGATAGATCTCGATCTGCAACTGCCCATCCGGCGTCGGTTCCCGGTTGACAAAGAAATACGACCAGCCAACGCTGGTGCGCCAAGCATCCGCCTCGTTCACGGACTGCACCGGCACATTGACGGACATGCGCCAGCCCTGCTGCTGATTCACCGCGTCCAGGATGTAACGCACGTTGGCGCCTAAGGTCCAATAGACTGCGGCGATCTGATAGCCGGTCGTCGTCAGCGTAGAGCCGCCGTAAGGGACGTCCAGAATCAAATGCGTTGCATCGATGACCTGCACAATCGTCTGCCAGGGATTGGTGAAGCCGACGCGGAATTGCTGCCCCTGCAGGGAGACGGTCCAGCTGGTTCCGATTCCCGTCACCGCTGTCGATCCATTGACTACGGAAACAGAGCCGACGGTCGTCATCTGCGGCGTGTTGATCTGTCCGCGCAGCATCAGCCCGTACCAATAGCGCCGCTCGATCACCTTGCGGTAATTGTTGTTGATCATGCGGGCGATCAACAACGGATCGATATCCGGATTCCACAACTGCACCTCGCCGATCATCTGGCCGAAGTTCAGCTGCGTCGTATACGGCTGTGTGCCGTTGAACCCGTATTGATTCGGGAATAGCGGATTCCCAGGAACGATTGGCATTACAGTTACTCCCAGCAGCGCCCTTAAAACTTCCTTGTTCCTCGCTCGGACGGCGAAGCCGTCGCTATCCGGACCTTAGCTTGGCGACGTAGTCGCGCTACATCCCCCTCCCGGTCTTACGCTTGTGCTTCTTGGCAATCTTCTTCATGTTCTCGGCGAAGACGGCGCGTTTCTTTTGAACTCCGCCTTTCGCTTTGCCCCTGGCGATCTTCTTGGAGGTGGCCTTTCCGAATGCGCCCACCGTGCCCTTGCGCTCCATCCCTTCGCGTGCTTCCTGAATAAATTTCTCTCCCGCCATCGCTACATCCCCCTCCCGCTTTTGCGTTTCAAAAGCTTCTTGGCCTTCCGGGCTTTGTGGGCAGGGACGACATATTCGCCGCGATGCACCTTGGCGAGTCCGGTCTTTCTCACTGTGCCGCCATGCTTGTAAGAGGCGCGCACCGGCTGATTCGCCAAGCTGGCCGCTTCCTCGCGGGTATCTTCCAGCACGCCCTGCCCATAGCTCTGCATCGAGCGACCTGCCTTCTTTGCGGCTTTTCTATATCCCGAGGAACTGCTCTGGCTCCCTGACGTAGAGGATGAGCTAGGGCTAGAGCTGGAATTCGAGCTGGAGCTGGAGTCGCTGCCGCTGTCGCTATCGCCGTTGTCGAAAGGTCCCATAATAGAGCCGTTCCCATAGCCAACCGAAAAAAGCGGTCAGCGGTGGCTATTACCGCTGACCGCTTAGATAGCCCTATCTCCCCGTTACTTAGTTGCCGAGCACCATTAACAGGAACGTGAAGCTCGACAAATCTGTACCCGCGCCAACTTCTGCGGCCTGAGCTGCAGCTGTTGCTGCACCCGTGAAGGTTGCGTTTGTGATGCTGGTAGCTGAGCCAGTTGTCGTGAACTGGTTGGCGACATTGCCTGCATAGACAGGAGATGTCGTGCCTACGTTCGTAGCAATCGGAATTGAGATCGTGCCGCTTGGCGTGACGCTGCCCACGGAACGAATCATCAACTTGCCGGTTGTCGGCACCCATACGGGAAGGTAGCCGCCTTGCCCACCTATCGATACCACCCCATAGACAGCCCGCAAACTGATATTCACTCCGGGGGTTATTGCATAACCCCCGGTCGGATAATCGCTCGCGGCTGGTACGAGCTGAACAAAACGGACCTCTGTCTTTCCCCAGACATCCAGGCTCAGCGTCGCCATTAATGTGATCGTATAAGCCATCGCGTCTCCTTAGCTCTCCAGCGTGACCAGGATGTTGTACAAGCCGGTCGAAGGTGTCCCTGTCGCTGTCACTGCCCATCCGAGTACACGATTGGTCGGCGCAGTATTCGCTGTTACGAAAGCAGATTCGAATGCTGTCGTAGAACCAATGATCGCGGCTCCAGCTGTAATCGATCCTGTCGGAGAGGTAGCGAGTGCTCCGCTTACGTAACCACCAACACAGATCCAGATGAAGTTGTTATTCAGATTGGTTTGAACCGACGTGGCGCCGGATAGCACCAGATTCGGGATGGCGGTCGTATTCGGCATGATAAGTCCGGCGACGCCGTTAATCCCCCATCCTGAGGCGCTATAAAGCGGGGTGACTGATGTAAAGGTTGCGTCTACCCAATAACAGATCGCAGGCGCGGTCAGCAGTGTAATCGCCGTGTTCCCTGCATCGACATACTGCACGTAGCGGTACTTTCCCGGTACTCCCCAAGGATTTGAAAAGGTGCCGGTGGAGTCGTAATATGCAGCCCCCAGCGGATTGCGGTTGCCGGGATTGTTTGGGTAACCTGCATACCCGCTGACCGAAGGGTCAACTGTGGTCTGGAAATTACCCGAAGTAACTTGAGCGGTTTGAATTGAAGCTCCGAACTGTGCCATATTTTTTCTCCTCTCCTCTCCGCTCGCTTAGCTCGTGTACCCAGCAAGTTGGAAGAACAAGCGTGGCGCGACAAACAGAAGGTTCCCGCCAAAGGCGTACTGTCCGCAGACATCGATGGAGTTCTGCGCTTCCTTCCAACCCGTGAATCCGAATTGGAACAATGGCAGTGTCGAAATCCAGAACTGGATGTAGGCAGTGTTAAGTCCCCAGATCTTGCCGGTTGGGCAATACTGATCGACGACAATCGAGCTGCCGTTGAAGCGCAGCGACTGGAAGCCGACCTTCGCAACGTCGCTCGACTCTTCGAGGAAACGTTGCTGCGGTTGGATCTTCGACCAGATGCTGTCCCACAAGGGCTGAGTGGTGGCGATCAGATCGACATGCTCCGCGCCGAACCATGCGGCGCCGTAAGCTGTCTGCAGCTGAGAAAGGGCGAAAACGGCGTTGCTTGCGTAATACGCATTGATGCCGGTATTCGCTACCGTCGAAATGTCGGAACGGGTGATGCCGCCGTAACTTGCGTAGTTCGCAGGGATATTGATGGCGGCGTCGGCTCCATCCAAAGCGATGGGCTGGCTGTTGGTTCCCTGGCCGTCGAGATACATATCGGTAGCCAGCAACTGCGCCATGCGGCCGGCAGCGTTGACCATCTTCGACTCGACGTAACTCATCGCGGCTTCGGGGCCACGGTTCAGAACGTTGTCGGTTCCGAACAGAGTCGCGTTGACATAGTAATACTTGACGTTGACTTCGAGTGCGGTATCGGTCTGGACGTAGCTGGTGTCGAAAGAAGAGCCGCGTGCGAAGGGACCACCCTTCAGGGCCGCATACATGATCGGTTGACGGATGGTCAGACCACCATCGAACCGCTCCATATTTCGCGTCCGCAACCGCGTCAACACAGGCGAGGACTTGTAAACTTCGTCGATCAGCCCCGGAATGATGAACTTATTTGTTTTTGAACTTACATCGTCGTAAGTTAACATAGCTCCGTTATTGCCACCCAACTATCCGTGGCATTCCCTTTCAGCCCTAGATAGGGCAGAGATATATCGCGTTCCTCAGCCGCAAGCTGCGTCCCAAGAGGAACCGAACCAAAGTCCGATTCCTGGACTTCTTGCTGACTGGATATCTCTGTCGCCTTCAGGCTGCGGAGCCGGGCTCCTTCCCTCTGGTGCAGATCGAACTGGTGGAGCCCGAAGGCCCCATAAAACTTGCGCCGCTAAAACTTGTTTTCAGCCCGAAGCTCGGCGGCGGCCTGCGCGGCAAGTACGCCGCTTCCCGCTGCCTGCTTCTCGGCGTTGTCCTTCTCAATCTTCATTTGCAAGGCGCCCTTCGGGGCAAAGCCGCTCGAAGGAGTGCCACCGTTTAAAGCCTGTCCGGAAAACTGTTGGCGAAGTTCGGCTTCTCTTACCTTCATGCGCTCTTCGACCTTGGTCTCCAATTCCTTCTCCTGGCGCTTCGGTCGGACATACTCTTCGTAAGCCTTCTTCGGATCGACCAAATTGCGCTCTCGCATAAAATCGGCAAACTCCTGGCGGTTTAAGTTCCCGCCGAATTCCGCCTTATGATCCATCACCAGCTCCGTGACGTCGGCGATAAAGTTCGTCGTGGCAGGCAACGTCTCCTCGTAATACTTCTTGTTGGCGTCCTGCACATACTTCTGTGCTTCTTCCAAAGCCATCTCCGACTTATGCGTCTTGATGATCTCGCCGATCTCGGTCTTGGAAACATATCCCAACCCGGCGATCGTCTCTTTTACACGGCGTTCCAACTCAGCGGCGTCCACTTGATCTCCTCCCTCGGCTACACGTTGCACCTTCGCTTCTTCCAGCTGTTTCTGCAGTTCGTTTGCCTGCTTCTCCAGCTCCTGCGCATGCTCCAAAGCCCGGTCGTGAATGGGCTTGTTCTCCGTGTACCAGTCCTCAAGTTCTTTCGCTCGCTTCGTCGCCTTGTCTACGTCGCCTTTTGTTTTGTTCATGTAACGGTCGTAGTCCGATTGCCGCAAGCCGCGCTCCGCAAGCTTCTTATTGAAGTCGCCGTTTCGCTTCAGTATGTTTTCAAAGACCGCTGCATCTTCTTTCGCCATATGCGGAAGAAGTTCGGCCAGATCGTCAGCCGTCAAACCTGTGATTTCAGCCATCTTTCCCTCTCTCCTTCTTCGCTTCCCATCTACTGCCTGGGCTGGGCAAAGCTGCGGAGTGCAAATTAGCTATCGACTCGTTACTTATCCAGGCATGTTACCGGCAGACGCTCCCTGAGGAACCGCTCCGGCATTCTCTCTGCCTTGTGTCTGGCCTTCGGGCTTCTGCCCTCCGGCTTCTTCCATGCCTGCCTTTAAGATGGCGATGGCCCTCTGCACATATGGCCCCATCTTGTTGTTCATCCTGACCATGTTTGTCAGAACTTTTTCCACCCCATCGTAGGCATTCTTCAGCGGGTTACCCGCCGCGTCGCGTTGCGCCATCATGCCGCCGACGCCCGCGAACGGAGTCTCTCCACCGCCGCCGCCACCGCCGAGTTGCGCTTGTATGTCTGGAGAAACCGGAGGCCTCTCCATCGCCATTGGACGAGTAGCCATCGTTATCTCTTACTGCTCCATGCCCGAGCTGGTCCCTGTTTTGACGTTCGGCGAGGTCGCCTTCGGAAAGGTGCTGGTCATGGCGCCTGCGTCCATGTAAGTGCCCACAGCCTCGAACTTCCCTTTGCGAACGCTGGGTGGCTGCGAATTCTCCCCGTGGTTCTCGTATCCGGGGTCAGTCTTTTTCTTCACGGAAGACATTGCATCGACTCCAATCGCTCTTTGGATAAAGGGGGTGAAAACCTGCGCGCCTTCACCCCTCTTGGTTAGTCTGTCTCCAGACAATCACTGCTTACCGCTTGGTTTTACGACCATGCTTACGACGGTTCGCGACAAAAGTCTCACCGAACATAGCTGCCTCCTTTTCTCCAGGTTTCCCTGGCGGGGTTTTATTGAGTGCGCGAGTAGCCTTGTTTGAGGTACTTCGCCCCTCGCGGCCTCCACCGCAACAACTATTGGAGGAATCACTACTGCGGCAAAGAAAAAGCCCCCACAGAGCTGTTAACTCTGTGGGGGCTAAACTTCGCTGACCGGACTCGCCGGAGGTCGGATTCTTTGCCCGTCGACTTAGATACTTATGTCATTCGCAACAAATGTCAAGTCCTAAACAAATTTTGTTCCGTTTCTTGCTTTTGCTTGGAGGGCGAAGCCCTCGCTGACCGCTTTTTAGCTGACCGGCCCTTAGCTTGGAGCGGCGAAGCCGCTCGCTACTTATACGTCCTCGCCACGTTCGCAAATATCTTCGCCACGCCCCCCTGCGAATAATGCATTTCGATCCGTCCGCTGTCCTTATTGGAACGGAAGTCGACCATCGCTTTTACCAGCTCCAGCGGAAGTTCGAGATCGACATCTCCAGAACCGTACTGGACTTTCACGTTCACCACGTCACGTCTCTGCGCCATCGTCGCCATATTTTTTATCCTGCCTTCTTCTGCCCTTTAGCTGGTGTTGGCGAAACCACAGCTCTCAGTTTAGCTTCCTCTAGCATCTCTTGTATCATGCGATCTACATCCACATTGATGTCGAGGATGCGATAAAGTTCCCGTAGCGACATCGCCTTTGCCATGTAAAGCTTCATGGCATAGTTAACTCGTTCCATCCTTTGCGTGCTGAGGAGCGATCCGCGTTCGATCTTGAATTTAAACTTACGTGCATAGGCTTCGGGTTCCATCCCGGCAGGAACCAGGGTTCCCGGACTGGCGTCGAAATCTGCGGGCGTCATTCCCTGACTTCCCAGCAGCTCAACCCTTCTTTCTGCGGTATAGAACTGTAGCACGCAGGGAATGAAAAGCATTCCCAAATCGCCGATGAATCCCTCGATGCTTCGGCCCATCATGCGGATCGGCGTATTGCGCGCATTTTGCAGCTGCTCCAGCGAGTCTCCACTGGGAATCTGTTTTTTCCGCGCTGCGTCGGCGACCGCCGACGCGCCGGACGACATGTCCATTTCCTGAGAAACAATCGAGTTAAGTTGCAGCACGTAGGCCGGGACATTGGGCGGCGGCCGGAACTCCGGTCGATGTGGAGAGTTCGCGCTGTATTGCGCCTTCTCGTTCGGCCGTGACATGTCCAGCCCCTTCCATGCCTCCGGACTGAAAGCATTCTTCGGCGCCAGCAGCGGCGGGCTTACCGCCAGCTTGACCATGTTCAGCACGCCGCCGATGATCTGGTTGATCACGTCCTGCATGCTCATCCATGGCTTGATGACGCTCTCTCCATGGAATTGCCATGGCACAGCCTGCAATCGCAACATCGCGAACGGATATCTCCCATGCCAATAAGGATTCGGCTGGTCGTCCAGGATCACGTTGTTCGCCATGACGATCACCCGCCCTCGCGGATAGAGCGGCTGATTCGGCTGAACTTCGTAACACCAGTTGGTGTCTTTCTTCCCTACCAGAACCGGCTTGTTGGATTTATTTACCGTGGAATCGCGCAGCCAGAATTCCCTTAACTCCGCCTTGGGGAAGACGCTGAATGTTTGTTCGGCTGCTTGCCCGATCTTTCTGCGCATCCCTGGAGAAAGGCTCATAAAGAGTTGCGGCGATATGTGCGCCGGGGCGCTGGAGTTCATCTCGAACTTGGAATAGTTCGCATCCGGCTGCACCGCATAGCCGGTCAGAGGATACTTGCGCCGCAGAAATTCGAGCGTGACCACTCGCCGATAGATCACCAGTTCTGCTTCTTGGATGTCGTTGTCCGCGCCCAGCTGCAGCAGCGACAAGGGCGATACCGGGAGAATCACGATATCGCCTCTTCCGCTATCCGCAAAGGGGTCCCACTCGATCTTTGCGTATCCCGTGCTGAGCATGGCGTACATCGTGACCATGCTTAGCTTTACGTCGAAGTTCGTCATCAGAGCCCAGGCCCGCGTGATTCGATTCAATATGTCCTGGGTGCGGGAATAGATCTCTGTCTTATCGATGGCATGCACTTCGAAAATCGGCCGGATATCCGTCAGCAGCCCGACCGTCTCCCAGAACAATCGGCGCATCCGGTTCGTCACCGGCTTAGCGCGATGAGCCGGAACCTGTCCCTTCCACTGCATGCCCGAGAGATAATCCAGATACGTGTTCATCTGTTTCATCTCCTCGGCATCTTCGTTGTTGCGCTTAGCTTCTTCGTAGGCCGAGTTGCAGAATTGACGGATCTGCGCAGAGTAGTCCGACGTGGTAGGCGTCGTCGTTCCTCCCTGCGCTGCTCCGGCAGAGGAATGGATCTCCGATTCTGTGAGTATTGAAGACACTAGCTTATCCAGTCGTTCTCAAGTGCGTCCTGCAGATACTTGCTAAGAAAGTCCTCTAGTGAAACGGAATTTTCGTTGGCTTTGATCATGGCCTTCATCGTCCATGCACCCAGGTCGACGCCGACGCCTTGCACCGATCCCGTCGCTTTCCCGGCGCCCACCTGCTTTTCCAGCTGCTCTTTCTGAAAGCGGAGATCTTTGATCTCCTCGCCGAGTTGGAAGATCATCCCAAATAACTCGGAGGAGCTCTCCGGTTTCTTGCCCAGCCGCTGCCCGATCCTCTCGATGTCGGAACTGGAGACGATCAGCATCTCCGGCTCGGCGCAGGCCTGCAAGATACTGGAGATACTGGGAACCAGCTTGTCTCCATACTTTGCCTCCAACGCTTTGCGCGTATTCTCCGGCACGCCGACTTCGAATTTCGTGTAGTTCTGCTGAACGATGTTGGGCTTCGGCGCAACCTTCAGCATTCGCGGCCTTAGCTCACGTAGCTCGTACATGTCATTCCAGGTGTGTGCATCGTTTCCCGTTTCACAGGAGACTTTCATCCCCGGTACTTCTGCGTATAGTTCCGACGTAACTCCCACTATGTCGCATAGTGGACACGCCAGACCTGCTCTCACTCTAGGCATTTCCTATTCCCTCTCTTGCAATTCGCCCTTTAATCACGGCGGCGACAAACTCCACCATGCCGAGCTTCCGATGGTCGGCCGTCGTCGTCGTGTGCCAGGAGATCGACCCATCCTTATTCACGAAGATGATCAGGCAATCCTGCGCATCCTCGACCTCTTCGAGCGCGCCCATCAACGTCGCCGATGCGCTCCTGTCGGTTGTTGACTCTGCCATCGAACTTCCTCCCGCTCGGACGGCCGCCAGGTCGTCGCTGTCTTTCGCTCGGAGCGGCGCAGCCGCTCGCTACTTCCCAGCAGCGGCGCTCCGCGCCGCTAAAATTGCAGCCATGCATTCGGATCGCTGATATCCGGAGGCTCCTCCGCTATCTGCTCCAGCGTTACCGTTTCGTGATTGATCGATTCCGGCGTATAGCCGAGGTCGTAATACATACGGCTACGAATGCCGCTGCTGTTGTAGATCGGCGAGTAGATCGTGTTGAAGTGATCCGTAGCCTGCGGCGCCGCCATAATCGAGCCGCCTGGATACTTCTGGAATTCCGCGTAGGCGACGGCCCGCTCTTTGTATTCCCCGATCTTCCGGTTGAACTTATCGAGGACGTACCATGTGGAATTTCCAGCCGAGGAAGAGTTCATCGGCCTGGCTAGCGCCGCCTTCCCATAGTCGGACTCATGCGCGCAGTAACGGCAGATCATCATGGCCATGACGCGGTCGTCTTTTGTAGCGCGGCCCTTCGCCTTGCCCTCTCCGTTTTCGTCGAAGGCGAAATCCATCATCTCGTCGATCAGCAATTCGCTGCGCAGGACGATGGAGCGCTCCAGCAGCGCCTCGTTCATCTTGGCGATGATCGCGTCGCGGGATTTCCAGTTCGTCTCCCACCCCATGAAATCGGTCATGAAGTTCTTGACCTTGTCGAGATGCTTCCACCGATAGATGTTGTCGTACTCGATGACCCGGAAGATCTCGTTATTCGTGACCTTGCCGACGTTGTTGCATTCGACCGCCACCTGCGCCATGTTGTAGTAAGTGGCGACGGCGCAAACAATGTAGGCGAAGGGCGTCGGATTGATCCAGCCGCGCCACTCCGCTACCTGAACATCGGGCTCCATGCCTGCGCCGATCTTCAGCACTTCGATGCAGCTGAAGTCGCCGCCCTCGACGCCTTGTGCAACATCTCCAGATACGTAATAGGTGGCCTCCTCCTCTGGCTTTTCCCAGACCCAGAAGCGGTCTTCTGTCTTGGGATTGTGGAGGATCTCTCCCTTGTTGACTGGGTGCAACGCCACTCGCTCTTTGCGCGCATCCCGGTCGTAATTGATTTCTCCGACAAACCGGGGCGCGACGCACGTTGTCGCCAGCAATTTATAGAGGAGACGCCGATTGAAGGCGCACACGCCGGAGCCTTGGAAGGCCTCCATCCAGTTCGATGGATATTCCTGCATGAATCCGAATTCGTCGCCTTCGAGCGATACGAATTCCGCAGCTTTTATGCGGCGCCAATTCAAGACTTCGTCGCTGATGTTGAACGCGGAATCTTCCAGGATCTTCTTCCGGTACTCCTCTTCGTCTGCCGTGGCGATGAAGGTCTCGCCCTTCTTGATCGGCAAGGAATACTTGCGCACGCGATAGAAAGGAATGAAGACAGGGTGCCAGGTCGTCTTGCCGTCGACCGTGTCGCGCCAGAAACGATACCAGAAGCCGCTGCGCCCTTCGGCCGTGGACTCCATGAAGGCCATCACGTCCGGAGCATTCATCGTCGGGAAGATCTGCTGCGTCAGGGCTTCGCCGTTATCCCACGTAGCCAGCTCGCTCATGTGGCAGCAGCGGATCGTCTTCCCGCGAGCGACGCCGGTATCTTTGTTCGCTGCTTCGACAAAGATGTTCGAGCGCATGCCGGGACTCATCTTGCGCATCAGGTCGTCCTTGCGGTCGAACTGCAGCACGCGCCCCTTCTGGTCGTAGCGGACTTCGGGGCGCATCCACCAGGGCAAGCAGTCGTACGCCAGTCGGGACATCTCGAACTGGTCGTCGGCCTTCATCGTGTCCGTAGCGACGATCAGCGTGTTGCACGTTGGGGTGAAGAGCGTCTTCCAGAAGACCATGCCTTCGCAGATCGTCGACAGGCCCAGCTGGCGGGCCTTCAAAATCATGATCTTGACTTGCCCTCCGGCAGTCTTCAGTTCGATCACGGCTTCATAGAAGATTTCCTGCGAATCCCAGAAAGGAGAAAGCGTCTTCAACCCTTGGTGCTCGGTTCGGATGATGTGGTAGTTTTCCAGGTAATAGCGGGGATCGGTGACGCAGTGCAGGATCTCTCCCGCGATAAAATCCTTCTCGGTTGTGCCCAGCTTTTCCCAGGCGAGATACGTGTTGCCTTGCACGGCAATGTAATACTCGTCCATCATTTCGATGAACTCGTTCAAGTGAGGATTGGCGCGGATAATGTCCATTACGCCTGCACCATCCCTTCATCCTCGTCGCTGCTGTCGTCTTCCTTTTCCGCTTCGATGACGTCTGCCGTCTCTCTGGGTAGTTCGTTATGGGCGTGTACTTTATCGAGCACGGAGCGCAGCATGCTTTCGTAACCGCCGTTGCGCATATTCGTCTGGTTGGCTTGGTTCGCGTTATTCTGCTGTACGCTTACGCTGATGCCGCTGCCTTTGGGCTGCATCGCCTCCAGAAACTTGCCGTACACCTGCAGCGTTTTCAACTGCGTCTCCGTATCGTCTACGGGAACAAACTGGTTGCTTCCGTCCGCATTCTTGCGCTCCAGGAAGTTCTGCGCCTTTAGCCCTTTCTTAAAGGCCTGATCCACGCCGCGCATGTTTCCCATCAGCATCGAGATCACGGCCGTGCTCAGGTTTTGCTGAGTATGAACAGCGCGTTCCATCGAAACCTGCCGGATGGATTTCTCGATAGCCTTTATGCTGACGCCTTCCGACTGAGCGATCTCTTCGACCTTCTCGCCCATATCCTTGCGCAGATAGCGCATGTAGTGGCGCGCCTGTGTCTGCGCAAGCGTCGACGTTTTCGGGCTGGCTTTGGTTCGTGGCATTCTTCCGTCCAAAAAGAAAAAGGCCCACGGAGAGAATTTCTCCGTGAGCCAATCTGCACTGAGCGGTTTCGTCTTTCGACCGCAGTTTAGATTCGGTGCTCGTTCGTATTTATCCTGGAGCCAGCCAACTCGGCTGTCAACAAGTCTTTAGCTAGGAGGGCGAAGCCCTCGCTGCTTCTTGCTCGGACGCCGAAGGCGTCGCTACCCTCCAGCTGCGGCGGCGAAGCCGCCGCTCCATCAGCTCTCTACATAGTTCACCTGAGAGGGGTCGGGAAGCGGGATCTTGTCCGGCGACGTCTCGATCCCCTGCGCCCTCAACTCATTCTCTAAGTCCAGCTTTGCCAAGTCGCTATCGCTTTGCGATAACAGTCCGGCATCTTCTGGCTTAGCATAGTCTTCCTCGTAGAAGTTCGGCGGCGCCGGTAGAGGCCCACCGCGAACAGCGAAGGCCGTTTCCGGATGTTCGGTCGGCGCCTGCACTACCAGCGCCGTGAATGTCTTGACCGCCGCCGCCATCGACTCTGTCGACGTTATCAGTCGCCGGTTCACCTGGACCATGGACGTCATCGACGACGATATCTGCGCAGCTCCTTCGAATACATTCGCTAATCGATCCATCCCGGAAACAACCAACTGCAATTGTTTATTGGTCGCCACAATCCATTTGGCGCTCCAGTAGATAAGAAAGCTCAAGGCCAGGATACAAGCTCCCATGATCCCGCCCACAAGGAGTTGATCGAAGTTCGACATTCTATTTCACTCTTGTCGCCATGCCGGTAAGTCGTTGATCGTGATGAATCTGGTAACTGCAACCCGTCTTTTCATTGCTGCAGGTATACACAATCTGATGCAGCTTTCCATTTGGCCCCTTCTCCTGGGTTACCGTCATCTTCTCCCCGCACATGGAGCAGTACGCATCGGGAGCCATAATAGGATTAAGTTCCGGTAGCATTGTTCTTCCTTTCAATGTTCGTAACCTTGATATCTCGGCTTAACAGGAGCACTCTCCGGGTCTTGCTTTGCAGCTCTCCGCATCGCTCTACTGGCAAGCTTTTTAAGGAAGACGCTGCATCCCGAACGGCGCTTCCTCCACATCGTTTCTCGTTGCTCGACTCTACGGTATTTCATTAGATCTTCTTCTTGTGGAAAAAATCTGCTTCCGTGCAGGTCGTCCAATGAGGTATGGCCTTGTCGCTCCCACGGCCCATTGGATTTATCGGGATGCTCTTACCTTTCGGGGTGCGATACCATTCAATCGCTTCGCCGCAACCCTTGCATTCGGCGTCGTCGATGAAGACGTACCCCATTGCTTTCAAATCGTCGGATGTCTTTGGAAATGCCATGGCTAAAAATAGTAATCCGGTCTATCGTACTTTGTCGGCTCTTCCGGATCGTAGACTTTTTGTTTTTCCGGTTCCGCCGCACTTTCTTGTTTCAGAACAGGATCTTCGGGGGGCGCCGATTGCGCCTCGGATGTTTTCTTTGTCCTGGCCGCAATCAACTCTTGCAGCCTCCGGTATCCAAGCGCAACAAGGCGATCGACCTTCGTTTGCGAGTCTCCTACGTGGATTCGTTCCTTCCCGATATTCAACGTCTGTCCGGCCAGGATCTCTCCCGACTCCATGCCGGGAAGATTGACGTAGAGTGCGATGCTATATCCCTGTTCGTTTCTCGTCCAATAGATCCACTGCGCTACATAGGAAATATCCGACAAGGAATATTCGATAGTGGCAGGCGGCAAAAGCAAGGCGAGCTGTACTCCTTGAATGTCGCCCTTCCATCCAGTGAAGAAACAGGCGTTTTCTTTTTTCTCCGACCCTTCGCCAAGGAAGCGAATAAGAGTCCATGGATAGGCTGGCGCAAGCTCCTGGATATCCTTTTCGGCCAAGTCTACTGTCTTCCTTGCCATATCTAACTCCCCGGAAGGTGCTTGATTAGCAATTGCGCAATCGAATCGTCCTGCGATGGCCACGCTGCCCTGCGCGCCAGACCGAATCGTAGACCCTCCCTCTCTGCCGGGTTCTTGCCGATCCAATCGCTATAGCTTCGATATTGCCGCTGTCTCCATGGGTTGAGTAACTTTGTCTCCGGGATATAATTCAATCCGGTTAGCGTAGCTGTTCCGAACTTACCATCTACGGCGACAATACTTCCAACGGAACACATCGATTCCTGTAGTATGGTTACCGCTTCGTCGATCCCCTGGTTGATGCAGTCGTCTACCAACTTCGTTGCAAAAGTTTGGTTGACGATCTTATTGAAGAGCGGGCTCCAGAAAACCTCGCGGAAGATCTCGTCTGCCTCTTCTCTGGTTTGCGGTAACGGTTTCCCGATAGACTTACAAAGGGCCGAACTAACTCCGAAGTTGGTTTCTCCTCCAGGATCTCCGGGGAGTTTCCCCTTCCCGCCCTCGTGCTCGTGAATGACCGGCAATGCTGCTTCGAAGGTAGCCATCTAACTCAACCTCACAGAACTTTGTACTAGGAGCTTCTTGAGTGGACCGGGAATATCTGCCTCGACGATTCGATTCCGCTGCGTATCCTGCTTCGACCACTCATCCGATTTCATCGTATGCAAGGCGCATGGACCGAAACGGCTGCAGCTGCAATCCTTATCCAGAAAGGTGTCCAGCCTCTCCTTCACCGCCGCTGTCCAGTCGAAGCCTGCCGGGTAATTCAACGGCAGATCGTAGGACGCGAAGTAGCTAGCGCCGTCGTCGCGAGTGGCATAGGCCTGCCCTGCGATAGCTACCAGCCCAACGCCGGGAATCACTCGCGGTTGCACCGTGTAGGCGATCTCAGTCCAGGAATGGGACTGCTCCGGAGTCTCGGCGTAGGATGGCCACCGCTCGATTCCATCTTCATCACTCATCGATTTGTACCTCTAGGGAGTTTTTCTCGTGCTTGAAGGTCACAAATTCTCCCTCGCGAAGCCGGTAAACAAAAACTGTCTCGTCACCCAGATCTCCCACTAACGATCCGCCTTCGTGAAAGAAAAACGTGACATTCCCGTGGAATAACGTGGCGTTCCTGGCTCTTACTTGGCAGGATATGATCCTTGCACCCTCTTCCTTCTCCATCGGCTCTCCTTTTAAAGAAGCCCCTCGCCACGCGTGAAATCGGGCAAAGGGTCATTGTCGACACATACGAACAGATGCAAGCAGTTGGGATGAATGTTTACATGTTCCGACTTTGGCGGAATCACCTGGATAGCTTTGCGATCCTGTCCGAGAAACAATTCCTTCATCTCCACTAATGTATCCCACGACGGCAATCTGTCTGGCGAAGCAACGGAGAAATGTATCCATCGCTTGCCGTCTTGCTCTGTGTCTCCGCTAACGATTACGCTAAGCCGCCGCATCCGATTCACGAACGATCTGCCGTCGTCGGTCTCTCCGGAAATCACCCAACCGTTAGGGAGTATCCAGGGAATAACTTCGTCAACCCACTTTTGCATCTTCTGGAGTTCCTAAACAACTCTGCAGCGCTAACGATATTAGCTCAAAAGTGTCCCTCTTGTTACGGGGAAATCCATAGACCGTCCCCTGCTTGACGATGGTTTCCTCGCCCGTGTCGGGATTCTTCTTGGCAAGAGTTACAAAATAGTTGGAAACCGGAGCCGACCCGGTAATGTTCACGATCTCGATAACGCCAATCGTCTGGCTGCGCTGAGCAATTCCACCCGGCCACACTTCCACCTTCGCCACAAGCATGGATTCCCTTCCGCAGGGACTAATGGTGGCTGGGGTCCAACATCAATCCCGAGGAGGGTAGAGTAACACTTTTACGTCGGGGAGACTTTCGAAGGCTTGCCGGATAAGTGGCTCGACCTCTGACCAGGAAAGCTGGCCGAATCCGCAGCCCAGCGCCGGGATGGCGATGGACTTTACCCGCAGGATGTGGAGCTTCGCGGTAAGGTCTTCTAATCCTTGAGAAATAAAGAGGAGTTCGCTGCGGTTTCTCCAATGCATCTTGGTTGGAAAGTTAAAAATAAACCTGGGATTGAACGTGTAGCTATTCAGATGCATGATGATTTCGCCGGGACGCATGATCCCGTTCCTGCAGGCAAGTTCGTACATTTTCTGGTTGCGCGGGAAGCGAACCTTGAATAGCAGCGCCAATCCCGCTCCGGAAACTCCGACGCAGTTGACCGGGTTCACCAGAATCTCTGCGTTCGAATCGAAGATGTCGCCCTCGGCGATCGCAATCATCAGATCCAACTTTCCACGATGCAGGGGTCGTCTTCGGGATTACGGGGCAGACAAACGACTCCGTAAGGTAGAAGCGCACGGGCCTGATTTATGGTGAGAGCCGTTCTGACCCAACGGCTTACCTGTACCGACCCCGGCATGATCTCCCAACGGCGTACGACAAACAGCCCTGGGTAATCTTTAGGATTCTCGTAGATGGTATATATCGCCAACTCGCTCATCGATTTATCCTCTTCGATCTTTAGCGTCACAACCATAGGTTGGGGCATACCTTCCTCGAAACGCCTCTGACCGCATTCGCAAGCAGCCTTCGCGTGGTAGTGTATGATTTCCCGCTATGCGCGGCGATCCCGACTGGCTCTACGTTAACCGGAAACCTCATAGAGACTCTCGGTTTTTTCTGGTTGGCGAACGGGAGAACTTTGTCATAGAAGAGACCTTCCATATGCCCTGTCCCCATTTCTTTCCAGGATTCCTGCAGGTACGCAGCATAAAACCTGTGGGAGAACAGAATTAACTGGGTGCTCAAATACGGCTTGTCGTGCTTATGAAACAGGTCTCTCCACCCTCTGCCATCGGCCACAACGTCGAAATCGTCCTGACAGCGATCCAGCAATTTACCGAGCTTGGGAAATTGCAGCCTTCCGGTGACCTTGACAATATGATCGGTACATTGCCGCAACCGACTTGCTTTCAATCCAAAATCGATCATCTTGACTTCGGCATATCCGTAATGGCCATTTGCGGGATAACTGTTGCAGTTCAAGCTTACAAATTCGAGATGCCTATCGTGAGCTGTTGCCATCGATCTCTCTTGTTGAAAATCGGGGCCTAAAGGCCATCCGCTATTTTCGATGAACAAGATGCGAGACAGCCGAGGATCGCCGTTGCAAATCCACCACCTTAACGACTGTCTATATTCGGCCAATCTTTCTTTTGGATCGGCAATGGCTAACTTATAAGTTCCGGCAGATGGATCGACGCAAGCAGTTAAAACGAGTAGATATTTGTTCAATTTATCCTCGACCGAATAACACCGGCAACGGCCCTTATGATCGCCGCCTTATGTGGATTCTTGTTTGCGAATTCTGCGAACTCTCCTGGACGAAGAGTCCGCAGCGTTTCGTGCTCCTCGAAGACAAGGATCTCCGCGCAATAGCTACAGACGGTTACATCTCCTGGACGAGGGTGACCTATGCCGGTCACCGCCGTAGCTCCGTCCAGGATAGCCTTGCAGTTTGGGCAAAAAGGCTTAGAGTTCAGTCTGTAGTCGTGGCTCACCATATCACGGTAACTGCTTCCTGATGATGTGAAGTGGCCCGCCGCTGATCGTCTTGGGCACGCCTTTGCGATGCATCGCGACGATGTGGCAGCTGAGCCAACGCCATCTCCCCCACGGCGGAACGGTCCTCGGAGGCCGCTCCTCGCAATGCGGGCAGACGATGGCAAGACCCATGTAGTTACCGGCCCGCCGAGCGTGAAAGAAGTTCAGCGACTCGGAGGGTAAGCTCCTTGTAAGAGCAGTCGTGAGCCTTCGCGTATTGATCGATGATGGATTCGCACTTGGCGAATGCGAGGGTGATAGTGATTTGGGAGATGTCTTCTTCGTGTTCGTGGGAATCGGTGCTGGGGTTGTTGCCGCCATATTCTAGTTCTCCGTGAATGATCTTGACTGACTTCACTGTGATCGTTTGGTCTTCGTTCTGAACCAGCGCAGTCTGGGGCGACTGCCGTGTTAAGCCAAGTTTTTTCTCTTGAGCCTTTGCTTCTCTTGCTTCCCGGCGCACTGACCGCGCCCGAATCGAGGAAGCGGTCATGCCTTTGACGCCGTGATCGTGGGATCGATGAATCCCCAACTGTCTGCGGTCAAGCATTTCGATGCCGCACTCGGGACAAACGAACTTACCGTTTCGTTTCGGTTTGATCTTCATGGTAGAGATCGGCGTCGCAGCTGGGGCCTCGGGTAAGGCTGGCGCTGGGATCGGCTGCTCTGCAACAGCTTCTGTTTTTCTTTTTCTCATTGCCACCACCGAAGCGGAACTTCCGGCGACTCCATGTTGACGGCGATGAGAACCTAAGCCGGTTAGCTTTTCATAGGAACTCTCGATCCCTATCGCCAGACATTCCGGACAGAGGTATTTCCCTTGTTTGTCGCGTTTGATTTCGGTAGAGATCTTCGTCGAATCTATCGCGTCCGATTCCTGGACTTTCGCTAGCTGTTCTCTTCGAGCCTTCGCGATTGCTCGTTGTTTCGCTGACTTGGAATGTCCCCTAATCCCATGAGCAGCCAGCTTGTGAATGCCAAGATGTTGTTTGTCCTTATACTCGGCGCCGCACTTCTCGCATTTAAACTCTTGCGGCGTATCCCCTTGGGTTTTTGCGTTCATTTGTTACCCTTCAACCTATGGCGATAAGTAAATTAGTGAATCTGTTGCCGTTTCTTGCGAACGTTTTAACAAATTGTGTAACAAAAATCTCCATTTTTCTATAGCTTAAAGAACAAAAAGTTGTCGAGGTTGATTCTTGCCGACTCGATCTCGTCAACCCGATATTACTCTCAAGCTCGTTTCGAAGATCAGATCGACATACTCTCCGGTTGCCGGATCTCCTAAGACCGGCAACAGGCCGACAATCAGACCGCTATCGAAACGAATGCCTTCCTCCCCGAGATCGAGCATCAGACTCTTCCGGTTCCCCGATTCGAAGAGAACTTTGGCCTTGTACTCCCGGCCCGAGACTTCGATAGTGACGGCTCTCCTAGCTTTGGAGATCCGAAGCCTAGTCGTGGGCATCTGACTTAATCTCCCGGACATCGACGCGAGCCATAAATTCCACAATATGCACCGTCTTGCCGGTCGCGCCCAGATAAGGCTGCAATCTTTCAGCTTCGGGTAGATAGATCCTCTTCCAGAGCCGTGGGTTGACGGTGAGCATCGGTTGCATGCCCATTCCCGGCACCTTGAAGCCGACCACGCCTTCTTTGCCGTTCGCGTCGCGAGATAAGACTGCGTAGACCTTTTCGATTCGGTCCAGCTCGTTTGGCGGATTGATGACTACATCCATGTATTCCTCCCTTGGATTTATTTCTCTTCGTCGAGAGCCTTGAAGAGTTTGTCGAAACACGATTCACATATTCCGTTGATCAGGAGTTCGCGCTCCCCTGCGGTCAGCATGGGAAGAGCTTTCTGAATAAGCTCTCCATCCTCCCAGCGCTGATAGGCCTCGTCTGGAACGACGATCTCGAAGGTCTTCTTACATTGCCTGCATCGCGGAAACATCTGAGTAATGCGCTCACGTCTTGTCATCTCAACTCCTGACCGCAGTCCCGGCAGTACCATGTCCCGCCCGTGAACCGCTTGCGGGTATGAGCGCAGCCCGCCTCTTGTCGATACGGCTCGTCGCCGTAATACTGTTGCCGTATCCGATGCTCGAAGCGAGCGAAGGACCAAACCGGCGTGACGTTTCGGATCATGGGATAGAACTCGCCATCGGAGTCATAAGCGATCTTGGCTCTCTCTTCCGGCGTGATGTGCCCAGGAGGAAGGACCTCCGTGGGTTCGAGCGGCTTCGATCCATCGCTCAGATGTTTCATTTGCTCGAACGAGGACCTTGAACAATCACTCGTCCCTCCAAATAGACCTGCATGGCTTCGCGCCAGTAGTGACCGGCCGAGTGTCCACTGACCTTCGCCATCGCCGAAACTTGTTGCTTCATCCAGGCTGGCACCCGAAGCGAGAGTTCGGTGAGTTGTAAGTTATTCGGGCGTTTTAGTTTCGTTCGCGCCATTTGCTTCTTTCCCCTTTAACGATGGGAGTTCTTGTAGCTTTGCGAGAGCTCTTCTCATTCTCCACATCTTGATTCGCCAGCAAACTGGTTGCCATCTTCGCCAAATCCAAACTCTGAGAGATCCGGAATAGAGACTTCGCATCGCCTTCAATAGGAAGTTGTCCCAAGACTCAGCCTGATCGACCAGCTCTTTGAATCGCACTAAAGCCTCGACGGAGTCTATCTCCACCATCTCGACGGTCCACTTGACATCTCTATCCAGCAGATCGAGTCGGTTGACGGGATTGGCGATTCTTCTTTCGTTGAAGCCAGGATGTTTTCGACCTCCTCGGCGAAACACACCTTGTCTCCGGCATGGCCGTAATCCCATCCGTACCAGTAATACCCCTCAGGCAGATAGCCATCGCCGCCAGGGGCGTCGTAGGTGAGTCCGCCATGCACCCGCACATCGATAGATTTGTACTTCCGCCAAGCCAGGGGATGATTGAGCGGGATTCCGAGATAGGCGCATAGGGCTGAACGCCCTCGAAGAATGGCAAAGCGAAACCCGTCCTGCGCAATATCGACGAAGATCGTCCCTGGCGTTGCGGCTCGAACCTCCTCCCAGGAGGCCTTATTTTCGATAGTCATTTCTCTCCCTCGGAATCGTTCGATTTCGCCCACAAATATCCAGCCCATAGCGCGAGTCCTATGATGACAGCGCCATTGCCCCATGGAGGATGTGGCTGACAGCCGAACCCGAAGGCGAGGACAATACATATCGCGCCTTCAATGCGTTTCCGCTGTTTCAAACTCATTGGCTGCATCTCGTTTTGAAGTAATCGCCCATCCACTCCATGTCCCATTTCTTCCCGCAGCTGCAGTCGACATGGACAACGCTTCCGGCTTTCTCGGGAACTTCGGCCACGATCTGATTGCCGCAATAGCAGACATAGCGCAGCGCGGTCTTGTCTTTGGTTTCTGCCCTAGATATCGGAGCGCCTAAGCCAGCCACTGCGCCGACTACGGACCCGGCTCCGAGAAACTTGAAGAATCCCCTTCTCGTTGTTTGTCTGCTCACAAGTGTTACCCCCTTCGTTTCGGTTCGTTGTTTCGATCTCCGATAGGCATCCAACCGACGATCAGTCCTTCCATCGGAACGTCTTTGATGTCGTTCACCCACTCTCGAACGACATCGCTTTGGAGCAATTCCATGACCGCTGTATCGGGCCAAGCGAAGATCCCGCGATCCCGCAAAAACTTGACTAGCATCCGGCCTGCTTTGGTGGCTTCGTCCAGATTTACATCGGGCATTCTATGCCTCCTTCCGTTGTTCTTTGGGTAATGTGTACGGCACAAATCCAGGAATGTCGCCGTTGATCTTGTTCAGCAACTTAAGAATCTCTCCTGCGAAGACCCGGTCGTTACAATGGAGAACAGCCGTTGCGGACGCCAATCCCAGTGCGATGTTAAGCGTATTCCATTCAAGATCAGTTAACTCTACGATCTTCGTCGTCGGCCTCCGATTCCAAGATGCTCTGTATCTCTTTCATGCGTGTGTCGATGTCGTGCTTCTCTAGCATGTCGGCATGGAAGCGAAGCGTCTTGACGATCTCTGCTCGAAGCTCATTGGGGAGAATCTCCTTGTTGCCGAGAAACATATAAGGCAACCACATAAAATTGACGCATCCCTCCTGTTTTTCTGCATTGATGTTGAGCCTTAAGAAGGCGAGGGTGACGCCGTCATCGGAGACCGGGTCTTTAGTTAGTTGTTCGTAGGTTTGTGCAATCGCCTCGAAGGCCTTCGAGTATTTCCGAGTCATATATGCATTCCTTTACAAGGCAACATCTTCGGATCTTTGTGAAGGTAGATCCCGGAGCAGTGTCTTTTCCCGCAGATGCAGCAGAATTCTTTGTTCCGCTCGATGAGGCGATGGGGGCGCCGGTCACCTTCGAATTCCTGCCAGCAATGATCGCAGATAGAATGCAGCCACTGATTCCCGCTCATTGCACTGTCCCTTTGCTTAATGAAACAACCCGTACAGCTCCATCGACTCCGGGAATAAACTTTGTGCCTCTCTCCAGATATTTCAGCAACTCCGCTGCAGGACGTCCTTCTTTCACATACTTCAGCAGTTCGACCTCATTCTCTTCGTAGGCGATCAATACACTGACGGCTGGATATTTAAAGCGCTTCAGCATCCCGCCGCGTTCTGGCGCTTCGAGCGTAGCAGGATCGGCTTTTTTTCATGCGATCAAGATTGTTCTTTTGGAGAACAATGATCAGGAAAGTTTCCTGACTCTCGTCGTTGTCGAGTATCGTGACAAGCATCTTCAAATCCCTTCTTTGCTCTCGCTTTCTCCAGCTGCGCTACTTGGAAGGCGACGAAGCTCTCCCAGACATCCTGCATGCTTTCGAAGTGATCCTCTTCGAGGATCTTGTGGAAGTCGGCATAGGTATGCACGAGGTGGATCATGAGGTTCTTTTCGATCTCTTCAATGTTTAGCGACACTCAAACTCCTCTCGTATACGGCTCAATCCAGATAGTCTTGCGCAGGCTACGCCCAGGTCCGTAGGGTTGTTGTTTCATTGCGCCACAGACCCAGTGGAATCTTGGCGAGGCATGCGTTCCGTCTCCGTGGATTCCTTCTCTACGGATCTTATAATGCTCCCCGATAACATTGGGGTTCCAGAATTCTTTCGCTGTCTTCCCTTTTTTCGCAGTGACCTTCTTTTTCAGGCTTCCGGTCGTGACCAGTTCCGGACGGGCCTCCATGACGAAGAGGGTGCTGAAGACCAAGTGCATCACTTCGAGGCCGAGTTGGTTATCGGCGGGAGTCATGGTGACGCCCTCGCGCTCCCAGAAGCCGCCCTTATGGACGTTGTTCTTGTGTTGGTCCATGAGCGTGGCGATGTCGGGGATGCTGAGATAGGAGCCGTAGGCGTCGACGGGGATATTCCAATGGCACAGAGCGCCGTTGACCATCCCGGCCATAAGGATGAAGCTTCCGTTCGTAATGCCGTACTGCTTTCCGGGGATCAGTTTGGACTCGAATTCGTCTCCGCTATGAAGGCGGGCATAAGCCACGAAGGCGACCTCGCCTTCGGCATCGTTCCGTAGGCAGCCCTTGGGGAGCATGAAGACGCAGGCTGGGAACGGCAGCGGCATGTTATACCAGTCGAACTTCTGGGGAGGGGCTGTTTTCCGAATGGCCTGAGAGAGATCCTTGCCGAGCCAGTACATGGGAACGCCGTAGCGAACGAGGTGAGACATCGCGACGAACTGATAGAGTTCGCCTTCGCCGTTGGTGCCACTCATGACCTTGAGGCTATTGCTGACGATCTGGCTGGCTGGAAAACGGGGCGAGAAATATTGCCCACAGCCGCTGGGTTCTTCGTAGTGCCGGGGATAGGCCAGACGGCAGAGTCGGGGTTCTACCTCGGCGATCCCGTCCATATAGTTGCGCAGCTCCGTCCCGGTAAACTCCCGCTCACCGGTCGACACCGCCCGCAGATATAGCAGATCCTTCATTGCTTCTTCTTCGGCTTTGCGAGGAAGTCTTCCCAAGTAAGCCCGAGTTCCGCCTTGACCTCACTAGAAGCTGGCATTTCTACTTCCCTTCAGGACCCTACATTTGTAGCACAAGAATATTCCGAGAATACTATTCCAGAAATATTTCCACGCCAACTATTACTACTTGATAACCTGGATACCGAGCCGAGAAAACTGGATCTAAGTCCTTTAGATCCGTTAAGCGGAAAAGACAGATATCCACTCGAAAACCAAGGCGAAAGTTTATAAGTTAGTAACTAAGATCTTCCTCCCGCCGCCTTTCGCGCAACAGACAGAGATTACGTGGATAATCGAGCAGCGGCATTCCGCCTGCTTTGGAGACCACATCTAGCGGAAAAGTACAGCCCAGGTAAGCCGCCCCCTCGTTGACCCAAACCCCGTCGATCAACCGTCTATCCCGATCCGTAACCCAAGCATGATGAGCCACGCGAGGAATACCGCGCTTAACCGCCACGCCCTCCACATAGCGCAATTGCGGATTGTTCAGACAACAGCGAAGCGAGTGCGCATAGCAGGCCCCTTCCGGCCCTCTCTCCCACTCCTCCCGCCACGGCTCTGGCGAATACCAGATCCCATGCCGCAGCAGATAATCCTCTGTCCCGCTGTAGCAGAACCCTTTAGCCTTCCGCTGAAAAGAGTGCTGCTGCTGCCTAAGTAGATCCAGCTGCTTCACAATCATCAACTGAAATTCGGAATCGAACTCGTTGAGCCGCCTTGTCCAGTCGCTATACGCCTTCACTCGATCCCTACAAACTCGGAGGCCTTCAAGATCTCCTCCATCTTGTCCGTCTCCGGATGGAGTGGATACATCAGCGCCAGCCGCGCCTCGATCCGATGCATCACCCGCCACAAATGCGACAAACCCCTCACCCCTATCGTCACCATCACCGCGATATGAGCCAATATCAACAGTTCCAAATACCCTCTCATCGTTCCTCCCTCTTTCTTATCAAGGCAAGACAGAACTTACAGGTCACGCTGTCTTGCTCCCCAGATGAGTTCATCCCATCTTTCGACTGCCGGTTGCTCCTGCCACACAACGTGGAGATGATCGTTGCCGGGACCCCAAAACGTATTGCCTCCCGACTCGTCGCGTAATGAACAACCGCTTTCGGAAGATCCTTCCCTCTGCATTGCGCCCACGAACATAAGCAATGATTCTTCTTGCACTTACGACAATATTTACGCATCCCGTAACAGGCTGGACATGTGCTCATCTCAAATCGGTCTCGGGAGTCCCATCGTCGTCAGCCTCTTTTAAGGTCTGCTCTGCGACTGTAACGTCTCTTTCTCCTGCTATCTGCTGAACCGATTTAAGAACTTTTACAAACTGCTCACGAAGCCTGATTTCATTCTCCAGGTAGTCTATTTTTCTACGTTCAATCTCTACAGCTTCTTCAATTGTCATCGACGTTCACAAATCCCCTTTCCTGGTTATCGCTACGGAATACTTGTAGCACAAATAAGAAATAAAATCTGGAGAGAAAAATATTTCTACATGGGGAGTCAAGTCTTTTGGCGCGCCCGGTGTGTCTCCCTACCCCCTTGCCCCCGCCCTTCGCGCCCGCTGCCCACCCTCCTTTCGAGCGGAAAGCCGTCGCGTCCCGTTCACCAAAGGTGTATTCGGAGCTATCCGTACACCAAAGGACCGTAAGGGGAACGGTCTGAAAGCCGCTCCAGACGCGCATTTGAGCTATGTCGTAGCACCTAGGAGGGTTAGCGGACGCGTTATAGGGCATCCTAGCGCCAAGTTTTAGGACGTTTGCGACCTGGCAACGCGACATCGTTCACATAGGCGTCTGTGAGCTTGCCCGAATTCCACGCGACAATAACCCAATCGCACGGGCGACGAGCGTCAGACGTCTCTTTCATGGTCTTCGTAACTTTATTACTGGTTTTCGTGCTGTTGTGGTGTTTTGCAGGGTGTTTCGAGTGCGGCTGTGCTTGCTGAGTGGCTGCGTGCTGGGTTTGTTGGGGATGTTGCTGAGTTTGGGCCAGGGGAAATGACTGAGGATTGCTTGCTGTGCAGGCTGTAAGGCTGTGCATTGCGTTTGAGGGTTTGTTGATATGCGATTGGATGACTTCGAGAGCGGCAGAGCGCTGAGAGGCGTTCGAGAGCTGAGAGCGTCTCTTCTCTCTCTTAGCATCTCTTGAGACTTGAGAAGATCCTAAGAGCCTAACGGTTTCGGGCAAGCGTTGACGGTCTTTGGAGTCCTCTTGCAGGATTACGGCCGAATCCGACCGAAACGACCTCTTAGGATGCTCTATAACGCATCGCCGGAAGCGTCAAGGTGCTATGGCATGGCGGAATTGTCCGATTATTGGACTCAAACACAAAGCCCAGCTCGAAAGCTGGGCTTTGTCTCACCTGAGAGAGGTTTAGTCTTCTTCGATCACGTTCCATTCTCCAACCTTGCTACCATTCTCATCATGGATAAACCCATTGATGGACGGGTTTAACACTTCATTAGTGTAAGTTGAACGTCCGATTGACCTAACAATTGCATCTGTCACTTCCCATGCCGTTTGCATGGCATCGTTATCCAACGTAATTTCAAGCTTCAACTTCATTCTTCCCCCTCTGCAACTTGCTCGAAGTCGAAGCCATCGACGGCAGTTCCGCCTTCTGCGTCTACCACGGACCAAGCGGCGCCGGTTTCAGGTTCAGTAATCCACCACTGCCCATGTTCGAAGTGTGCGCATAGTCCCTCACGGTCTATGATTTGACTAGCTGCGTCCATGACTCTTGCTTCTATCGCTCGCGTATTGGTTTCGGTTTTCAGCATCTTTAATCTCCCTTGGAGTTATGGGACGGCCGAACCGTCCCATAATTGGACTCAGACTTGACTAGGATCAGGCAAGCTTTGCCAGACTTCCGCAGCTGGGAACGGTGTTGTCTGGAGCTCTCGCTCTAGACGCGCTGCGGTTTGGCGCTGGAAGTCTGCCTCAGCTGGGTTTGTCACGGCATACTTGGCGACGAGAGCAAGAGCCTTGTCTCTTTGCCATGCCTTGAGCTGGTAAGGGTGAATTGGGTTCACTTGTCACCGCCGACACTATCCCAGCCATAAGGCGCCCGTCCTGCAATGGCCCTGACGAACTCCTCTTGAGCTTTCTCACGCATCGCTACGGCATTGTTCAACGCTTCCAAGTGATAAACGGCAATGCTGTTGCGCTCTCGCAACATTCCATCGATCAAATCGCCCGCATCCTTTAGAAGAAACGTTGCTGTGTTGGCGACAATCACCGTCGCATCTTCTAGAACGCTTTGAGCATTCGCTACCCGTTTCTGGCCCTCTGGCGTCTGCAAGCCTATCGGAGTGATGTCAACGGTTTTCGGCTGCGGTTGCTCGTCTTCCGTCTCCGCTTCGTCTTCGTCCTCAGCTAGGGAGGCTTTTGCTTCCTCTTCCGTGTCGTATACGCTCCAATCGGTACAATCCAAGTAACCGGGGGCACTCAGCCGTGCGCCGTAACCTTGAATGTTCTTCCATTCATGCGGTTCCCCTGCTGTGTATTGCCAAATCGCTTTCTTGTACTTCTCTCGCTCGTCATCGGTTAGCGGTTGCACTTGCGTTTCAGAATCGCGGACGAATAAGCCTAAATCGCCAGCTGGTAGAAACTCTGTTCCGTCGCTCGTCTCAACTTCAAGCCAATTCTGCTTTCCTGTAATCTGCTGTTGCATATGTGTCATTGCTTCATCTCCTAACGGCTGGTTTTACCGTTGTTCGTTAACGCGCTGAAATGTTACACGCATCTCTTTGTTAAAAGCTTCGTGAGCGGCTTCAACTGCATAGCGCTCATGCCAGAGGACAATACCGGCCTTGTGATCAGCAAGGCCGCATTTACAGCTATTGAGTCCATAATGTGATGGGTTAATGCGTACAAAATGGTGACCTTGTGCATTAAGCAGGTTGCGCATATGGAATACTACGGTTGATTCCTTTGCGATGCGCTTATCTCCAGTTTCGCGTATCAGGCTACAGCTGCCTGTACCTAAATTTACTTTCATTCCCATATCTCCTAACGGCTGGTTGCCGTTGCGTTACGGTTTTACAGCTTTCTGTCTAAACCAGCTGCATTTATCAGCACCATGAGCGCCAGCTGATCTAATGCAGTAAGGTCTTCATGGATGGCAAGCCAAATCTTCGATTTCCGCTCTAAATCCTCTAAACATGCAGCTATAAAGTCGTCATCCACGTAGAGTTCAGAGCGCACAGCTACAATTTTTCCGTTTCCATGCGGGCGAAGGATGGCCTTCAGGTTTGCAATTAAATTGGGTTCGTCTGTCATTTGTTTACTCATCTGGGTTAGTGGCAATGATCGCAGCGATTACAGGATCAGCCGCGAACAGTTCCGCCGGAACGGTGAACATATTAAGGTTTTCTTGGTCGAAAGGTTCGCTTGCGTTCCCTAAGTTGATAATGCCTGCGTATTCCGGATAACCTTCGCTGTCCGTGCCTGTCTGGTAATCGGGCAGTTCTTTCTCTGTGACTAGCAAGAAATCAAGATGCCCACTGTCCGCAGCTGCGTCGAAAGCATCTTGCTCGCAATAGGCAAAATACTCTGGAAAGACAATTGCGGCCACGAACCCAGCATTGTGAATCACATAAGCTTGAGGGTTGCTGTTTCCCCAAACGTGGTGATGGAAATCATAGGAATCAGGATTGACAAAGTCTTTTTCTGCGTAATGGAAATCAAGATTGTCAACGTGTATCGTGCGCGTGGAAATGTCTAAGGCTGTCATTAGTCTTTCGCCCCTTTCCGCTTCGAAATTACGTATCCCTCAGGGAGAGAAATGGTCATTCTTAAGATGTCACCTGTGGTCTTCCTAACGTCAAGCGGCTCCACATAGGCAACGGCATAGGGTTTGGTGTATACGCGAACAGCTACTTCAATGCGGTCCTGATCGTTCATCCCTGCGATTACTGCTTTCAGCTCTCCAACTGTCATTACTGTTGTCCTTTCTCTGCATAGAAA